CAGTAATTTTTTTGTATTTTTCTTTTAAAAAGCTTTCGATAGCTTTAGTATCTCTCATTTAACAATCCCATTTACGAAGAGATTTATTAATTCTAGAGTTAGGATCTCTTGCTGTTTTAGCGGAAGTAAGTTTCTTTTTCATACCACTCATACGCGCGCAGAAGGATTTACGTCTAGAACTTGTTTTAGATTTAGTAGGCGCTTTAAGAGTACCGCCTTTGTAACTTGCTCTACCTTTAGCATTCAGTCCACCTGATTTAGATTTACCTTCTTTTCTAGTCCAAGCTGCAGTAGCCATTATTTTTTCTTTATTATTTTTTTTAATACCTTAGCTTGACCTGCATGTAACTTAGATGCTTTTACCAAAGCTTTAGATACTTTTTTAATTTTATTTTTTTTATTTTTATCCATTACGCTGTTGTTTTTTTCTTTTTCTTTTTAGGGAAACCAGCTTTCATATTTTTGTATGCTTTAGCTGAGATTGTAGAATCTTTTTTACTTCTTGAGATCCCTTTCTTTTTACGAGCGTTGATGTTGGCCCAGAGACCTTTTGCTTTAGCCATTATACTTTACCTCCATTTTTTTTAAATTTCATATTGTTTCTAACTTCTGTAGGAAGTTTTCTTAAACCGTTAAATTTTTTACCTGCTGGTATATCTTTTAAATCAGTTCCACCACCAAATTTTCTACCAATTCTCCCACCATTTTTTAAACCTAACATTTTAGCTCTTTCTTTATCCATCATAGATTTAACTTTTTTTTTCCCACCTTTTTGGGTTTTATTAACTGCTGTTTTAGTCATTTTACTTCTCCTTTATTTAGTTATTGTAATACACGCAGTACAACTTTTTCTATAATAAGTGTGCGATCCGCAGTGAGTTGGTTTAAGTACATCTTCATAAAATTCAAGATGTTCGTCTTTGCATTTACATGCTTTGATATTGAATAACGAACAGATAAATCTTTTAATAGATTTGATCATTAGTCTTTTAAATCTTTACCTTTTGAAACACCAGACTTGGTAGGTATTTCACCTTTTAATTTTTGAGTCATTCTTTTTACTGAAGAACCAATTTCGTCTATATCTACCATATCTTTTTTCCATTTGTTATTAACTCTCCCTGGAATTTTAGCCAGTTCAACTTTATGCTTTGATATTTTATCAGATTTATTTGGTTTAACAGAATTTATAGTTGGTGATGTTTTTGGTTTTGGTTTAAAAATTGTTTTAAGAACTGCACCCATTCCTTTAGTAAATAAAGTCATAACTAAGCTTTAGATTCGTCTCTTCTATCTTTGAAAGACTGAGACTTAGTTGATTCTTTGCCATCTTTCATCCCTAAAGATTCATCTAGCTTGTCGTTAGATGTTTGTTTCTTAGGTGACTTTGCAGCTTTAGCTGAAAATCTTGAGATGTAAGGTCTTGTTCCATAATCGTTTCTCATAATATTTTCTCCTTGTTATTTGTTCTTTATCAGATGTGTTGCCTTAAGTCCATAGACGCTCGCAATTACACCGACAAAAATTGTTTGATACCATAACGGTAAATTTCCAAAGTGGACAAAGAATAACTCCATTTTCTCCATATGTACAGGATTATCTGACCATACTGACCATCCCAACATTACGATGGGTATTGACAATAAAATTAAAATAAATTCGTCTTTCCAATCTGAGTTTCTAGATTCTAATAATTTTCCCTGGTAAGCTTCCGCACCAGTAGCCATCTTCTCAGCGTGCATTAACTGCGCGTCTGACATAGCCATCTTCGTTCTCTGCTTATTAGCGTAGATTTTACTTCCAGCAGAAACGGCTAATTTAATTGCCGATAACCACATGTTAGTACCAAGTAGCTTTTTTACTTTTTGAAGCTAACATTCTTTTAGTGCCTTTAACTTCAACGTTATCACCTTGAGCAATGTAACTTCTTCCTCTTATACTTGTTTTAGATCTAGGATCTAATTCCAAGTTTTGAGAAGGTGTTTCTATATCTACTCCACCACTGCAGTAACCGTCTTTGTTAATTCCAGCTGCTTTTGTTATTTTTGGGTCCTTCATAATTTATCTCCTGTTTATTTAATATACTAATTTCTAGGGCCTTTCAAGACATTTACGTCTCTAGCCTTCATAGCATCTGAGGTTAATTTGACTTCAGCAGACATTTCTGACTTAGCCATAGCTGTATCAGCTCTTAAATTAGCTAAATCTTCATTCTGTTCTAGTTTCTGTTCACTAAGTTCTTTAGCCTGTACCATCTTAGCTCTGTCAAGATTAATTCTAGCTTCATCTTCTTTTAACTTACGTTCTGCTTCCATAGCTTTAAGGTCAACTTCTCTTTCTTTAAGTTTTAGTAATGGATCATTATCAAATTGATTTGTAATAGTTTTTTCTTCCTTCATAAACTCTTCCATCATGTCCGCAATTAAAATAGCTTTTCTAGACTCAATTTTTTGTGAGATCTGTTCAAACTGTTGTTTAGCTTGTGGGTTCTGAACTGCGGCTTGTTGCATTTGTGGCAACATTTGCATTTCTTGTTGAAATTCTAATTGAACTTGTTCTTGTGACATCAAGGATATGTGTTCCATAATATTTTTTTCTAACGCGGCAGTAATACTAGGGTTATTTCTAACAAAGTTACTAGCCATAAAGTTTAAGTGAGCTGTCACATGTGCTCTATGATCTTGTCCAGGGAATGCTTTAAACTGTTTTCCACCCATTGCATCAATATGTTCAATCGCCGGATCTTTAGGTTGATCAGGTGGGGGTGGTGGTAAAATTCTATCAATATCTTTTATTCCAATAGCTTCATACATACTTCTGTAAGCTGAATACATATTGTGCATTTCAGGATTAGATGTAGCTAATCTTAATTGTTCTTGAGCTAAACCAATTCTTTGAGACATTGAAAAAATGTTTGGATCTGCAACAGGTAAGACATCTACTTTGTCATCAAAATCAGTTGCTTTAACATTTCTTGCAGCACCAATAACATCGTAAGGATATTCCGGTGGTAATGACTCGCCAAATATTTTAGCAAGTAATTTAAATTCTTGTTTCAGACCGACATACAATCTTTTATGGATCGCTGACATGACTCTTGAACCACGTTCTAAAAGAGCTACAGTTGTACCAACAGCGGCCTGTTGGTTCCCATCACCAACCTGCATGTCAGCAATTGATGCGAATCTTTGCCCTGCTTGGACTACAATACCCATCAGCTGTAATAATGTTTGCGACGGTTCTTTGTATGGTAAGAATACGAAAGCATCTTTTAGATTACCCCCTGGAGTATCAACATCTTTAAATTCTCCTGGTTGTATTGGTGTAGCATCATCTTTAACTCTAACACCTCTTTGTTTAAATCCGGCTGGTAAATTTGATAAAGTTCCAGCATCTAATAACTGACGGAGAGCCGCAGTTGCAGTACGACTCAAACCGCCAATCATATGAATTAATCCTAAACCATAAAAACCTAGTCCAGGCAGAAATTTGAAATGGACAAAGTAATTAATTTTTATTTTTTTTGGATCATTTTGCGCAAAGTTTCGTCTAATAGACAAAACTTTTCTACTACCTTCTTCTACTGTAACGATGTAAGGTAATTTTATTCCAGTGGGTTCTCCGTCGGCACCCATATCTTCAAAACCTTCTAAGTCTAGATTAACGTGGCATTCTAGAATTGTGTATAAAGGATCTGTTCTTTGCGTTTTGGAAACTCCTTCAACTTCTCTTTCTTTTTCATCTAATTCATTTGTAATAGTTCCAGTTGGTTTTGTAAGTTCTATGTCAGAATAGAAACCGGAAACCATTTGTTTTCTTAATTCGTTTTCAGAAACTTTTAAAACATGGATGACTGCTTCCGCATCGTCTAATGAAGTAGCCGTGTACGGAACAACAAGGTCATCTGCTGGAACAAACTTAGAAACCGCTCGTCCCAATAAATCGTCGTAATAAACTTTTTTAAATGTTGAACCCGATAATGGAAGGTAAAATAACATTTGATCAAACTCAGGTTCATATTCTTTCATCTGATCCATGATTTGATAGTTCATAAAATTTTTAACTCTTTGCGCCTGCATTTCTTTTTGCGGGTCACTTGCACCCATAACCATGGTTCTAACTGGACCATCGGCAGGTAATAATTCTTTGTAAGCTAAAGACTGAAACTGAGTAACTGCTTCAGCGAGTACTGGGTGAGTTGCACCACTTGCTCCTTGAAAAGGTTCCGTTCTGTTTAGGTATTTAAATCCTAATAAATCTAGGCCGGTGATATAAGCTCTTTCCCACTCTTTACGAGAAGTTTTATATTCCATGTAGTCATTCTGTAACTGATTACCTATTTCATCAGTATCGTCTTCGGGAAGTAATTCGTTTAAATTTGCAAAGTGATCGCCGCCATCTTGTGGTATGTTTACAGCACTGGGATCAAAGTCGATAGTTGCTCCACCATCTTCTTCATCTGTAATTTCAACGGGACCTTTTAATTCTTCAACCTCTTCAATGTTAATATCTTCTACAACTTCATCTTCGGGTCTTGCAACATTGGGAAGAGATTTATCTATATCTGCCATATTTATTCTCCTGTATTGGTTTATCTTGTTTCTTGTCTTTAATCAACCCTTTAGGATTTGGTCCTTTCAAAGGTGGAATACTATCCCATTTAACATGTTTCATGTTTTTT